TGAGGATATATCCCCCCGGGGGGGTGTTATCATCGCCCGTAAGGTTTTTATATACCATACCAGCAAAAATGTATATCTCTCCTTCAGCTGGCGTTGTGCCAAACTCATAAACTCCATTCCAGTGTTCTTCTGTTCCTCCCGGACCTGTCATATACGTCCCCGGAGTATAGTATTTTGGCTGACAGGCCAACCGCAAAGCATATTGCGATAGCAGTGAAGATGAGGCAGCCTCAACGATTATCCCCATATCATTCGGGTGGTCGGTGATTATGTACTTCGTTCCCTGCACCAGCTCACCCTCATCCATAAGGCCTATGAGTTGAGCACGGGTAACGGGCTGAGGCTGTACGCCACCACCAACATAACGATATAACCCCCACGAAGTAGAGTAAGACCGCATATAAAGGCCGTTTGACGTAAAGATGAGTTGAGCCGAAGAAGTGTTATCCTCTGTTGCGAAATCCTCACCAATAGCATTACGGCTTATCGCCAGAGCCCCGTAAACGTCACCTATGTTTGTGATAGCAAAAGGAACAGGGGCGGTGTAAAGACCACAAAAGGCAGCATCTAAATCCGTAGTATCAGCGATAGTGCCCATGAAAAACCCCGAACCAACACTCTGACCTGTTGAATCCAGGTAGGCGGCCATACTCTTTAAAGTAGATAGGTCTTGTTTGGCATCTAAAGATGTTGCAAGATCAGTAATATCCGCTATTGTCCACTTTACCAAAGATGAAGCAATCCTCTTTGACATTCCCGTGTCGCTGACCATGCGAAGATACCAACTCGATGGTAGTGAGCCTTGCGTGGGTAGTAAATTTTCTCTTATAATGCTCATAGTATCAATATTTTATCTTCTTCGTTTGCTAAAGGTACAGAACTTTCATCTGTTATCATTATTTCACCACCAGTGTTTTGCGTCATCCTGTTGGTAACGCTCTTTAATGGAATAGTCCCAATACCTGTTTTTCTTGTAGTCCACTCAATAGATAGTTCCCCTGCTCGTGTGTACTGAATCCATTCTACTAACGTAATATCGCAACAAAATATAGCGTTTATCTTCTGTAAGAAAGGCCACGGTACGCCGTTTGAATCGCCTATCATAAGATTATGAGTATCAAAAGGCATGGCATAGGTTAACGTGTCCTCCTGATGCTGATTTGTGAACAGGGAAAAGTCTGCCCCGGGTTGGTAGCCGTCAGGTGGGAATCCACCCTCAATACGAAAAGTAAACGTATCGTAATCGAAATCCCCGAATACTGTCTCAAAGTCATTACGCGAATTTCCATACACCAAAAGGAAAGTATCCTTGTGCTCGCCAACTTCGAGAACCCATGAATCAGCCCATGTATCAATTAAACTCTCCGTAACTATCTCAACGCCACCAGTAGGAATCCAGCGGTCAGAGGTATCATAAGCACCACCAGTGTATTTCCAGATATTATGCCCATGAATGTAATATTCTCCAACTACTGGAGTAGATTCCGAAAGTAAAGGATAAGCAGATTTTTCGGATGTTATGCGTACTTCATACAAGCCACTTAATCCTGAAAATCTCAACTGAGCATTAGCGTAATCATAACCTGCTGACAGCGTAGCCCAATAGAAAGGAAATACCCCCCGACAAGTACCATATTCGTCAAATATTTCTAAAGCAAAAACCTCCTGAGGCGTAGCATCATGAAACCACACCTGTACTTTTGTGCTATCATTTGCCACCCATTTCTGAGTATAGCACATAGGGTAAAACGTGCTCTCTGTTGCCAGTGATGGATTCTGAAAAACCAATGGGCAAAGTGTGGGTATCGTTATTCGGGAAGTGTATAACATATTCCGTTCCAGCTTTGAGAATTTACCTTCGTTAATTGCAAAGATATATCGTTAATATAAAAATTGTACGTCTTATTACTGAAATTATCTACTAAAGAGTAGTATCTCGTTGTGTCTAAAGTCGTTAGCTCATGTGCCGTATCAAAAACAATAGAATAAGGATAAAAGAGTGGCTCTTTCGTGAATGTTACCACTCTTTCGTTTAAGTAATAGACCTCTGTCCAGTTATCCGTATCTAACCAATCAGCATCATGCAGTGTTGTTCCTGTGTAGTTATAGTAGTGTATTATGCCAACTGCTTGCTCAAAGAATCGTACCGTTACATTCAATTCCCTATTGGTTAAATTTGTAATGGCATCTATTAGCGTATAAGAAGAAATAGTAAAAGGTAGTGATAAGTTGCGCACAAAGCCTTTTATTGTCGCCCCATCTTCACCATCGGAGGAGGCAAAAACAGGACTACCCGAAACAAGTAAATACCTTTCGTTTGCCAGCAGAATAGATCGGGGTGTTATGGCTAAGTTATACTCCCCGCCAACACCGTCTTTTAAGTAGTAATCCTTATTTAAAGTAGTTTGGTTATAGGCATCAAAGTCGTTAATATCGAAAATAAAGATATCCTCTGAGTAGTCTTTCTTCTCGTTTGACGAAGTACGCAGTTTATCCAAAGTTTCTTCAATATCATACGGTGAGGCCTTGAAAGGGTGTACCAAGTCCAGCTCTTTCTTATCATCTGAGAGTTTAAAAACGTTCTGGCAAAAGATAGATTTTTTCGCATCACTATTGACCTTATAGCCTACTTTCACCGACCCATAAACATGCTCGTTTGAGTATTCAAATACAGGGTTATTTATAGGCACAACTTCGCCACCCGAAACGGAAGAGAAAAGATTCTCTATATAATCAACCGTTACGGTAGTTCCTGATACCGACATCGCAGCACCAAAACATCGCAGCGACTTCTTGATATCGTCTAACGTGAGAGATAGTTTAGTCTCTAACGACTGAGCCAATCCCGATTCAGAGGACAGGAACAGGTTATCTGGAATGTTGTAAACTAACGTGCAAGGGGTTATCTTTGCCAAAAGAGCCGTTAGGGCTTTTTTTTGTGTCATCCCGTAGATCATATAATCCGAATACAATGACTCTCCGATATAGGAAAAACTAAAACGGGTACGATCATAAGAATATACCTCACTCAATAACTCGAATGTTATCTCTAAAACTAACGACTCGTTTTTTTGAAGATTGATAACTTCGCTATATTCCGCGCTATCTTCAAATGTATAGTAATAGTAACCACCTGAACTGCTATAATTGGTATAAGACCACTCCTTTATCGTTGAAGTAAGAGTTCCAAAGTTATATTTGTTTAGTCGTAACTTATAGGTGGCTACATCTCTTACAAGGTTTTCTCTTATTACAATCCTACCAAGTGTATATTTTATTGTGTAATTGGCAGAATATAAAGCGGTCGTTCCTATTTTGTCAGCAAAATACAATCTGTCAGTAGCTGTTCTTTTTATTAGAACACCCGGTATGCTTTTATTCGGGGAAGAAAAAGAGACTAAAGCCGGAGCAAAGACGTTCTCAATATTCCTGTTAACACCTGTGTATAGTAATGTCTGAGCTTCGGGATTTGGCACACGTGTCGCCTGAATAGGTACGTCAATATCGTATTTTACAGACGCGTTATCATTTAACGCTTTCCTTACTCCGTTCTCAATAAAAGACAGATGCACCCTTTCTCTATCCTTTTTGTAGGTTGTCATATCCGCCGTAAATGTGGCATATTCGGTATATGTCCAGTCGTTATTTCGCTTCGAGAAAATCAATTCAAGGTCTTTATTTCTGCTTCGCGCTTCGCTGATTATTTCAAGGTCGGGGAAAATAAGCTCAGAGGTTATCTCACGGTCTGCTACCAAGTCCTGACGGGTAATAGCCATCTCGAAGTCAGGCCAATTATATGGCTCAACCTCAAAGGTCTTATACCCCTGATGTACCACACCCGAAGTGTCAACCCAAGATAGGCTTTTATACCTCAGTACGAACTTGTTTTCTTTTGGCATCATAAGCCGCTAATGTATAACGTAATACTATAAAGTTTAATAATATCATTGAAGCGATCACTAAAAGGATAAGAACAACGGCTTTCCATATAGGTATCGCAAGAATTAAAGAAATAACTATCCCAACGGCCAACCCGAAAATGGAATAAGGGAGAAAAGAAAGTAAATATTTCATAGTTTTCGTGCAAATAAGAGTTTATCCATTAATCGTTCTTTTGTCGGAGCGGGGAATGTCTTGCCCTCTTCGATAGCTATCAGTTTATCCAACTTCTTTTCAAGTGATTTGGTGGAAAAGTTCATCCCCGCGTTTACCATTATCATCTTAGAGATAGCTTTGTTATTTAACGCAGAGGCATCAGGGAACACTTCTGTGCCACGTTCAAGGTGTACGAGTGTTGGAGTGTCGGGAGTGATGTAAACTTCGCCACGTGGCGTTAAAACCACTTCTTTGCGCTTCTCACCAACAATGGCTAAGCCTGTTTCTTTCATCTCGCCACCCTCCTCAAAATAAGGGATAGACTGTGCGGCCACTACGGCCGTTTGAGCAATAGCCAATCCAGTGAGCCATGGGATTAACATCATTGTAATTGGATTAGAGGCATAAGTGGCTATCCCTTTGGCTGTTTCAATCCAAATCTTTGCAATGGCAAAAGCTTGTTCGAGTAGGAACTTTTTACGTTCGGCTTCTTCTCTTCGTTTCTCAATCTCTTGTTCCCTCTTTTCTGATTCGAGTTCGATAGCTTCTTTTTGTGCTTCGTATTCCTCTTGCGTCATTAAAGATGAATCGTACTGGCTTTGTATAACCTCCAGCCTCTTATCTTTCACCCTCTCTTGTTTCTCCAATTCCTTATCCAACTGTTTGTCGTACCACTCGAAATAAGACGACCAAACAGCCTTTAGTGTGTCTTTCGTTGCTTCGGCTATCCCCTTTTGTAGGTCTTGCCGCCTACCCTGCACTTCTTTTTCAAGTTCTATTATTTGGTCAGCTGTAAGCTTTTCTTCTTCGACAATAATACTATTTAACTCGGCCTGTGTGTCTATATACTCCTGTGTGCCCTCTTTGTACATACTTAAACGATGTTCGACAAAAGCCTTTTGCAGATTCAATGATTCGCGTTCGTATTCCTGTTGGAGAAGAAGAACACGCATAGCGTTATCATCACCGAAGAAAATATCAAGCATATTCTTCTCTGAGTATCTATTCTCAAGCTCTTTATAATGTTTATCCATTAAAGCCTGCTGTTCTTTTAACTGGATATCCAAATCTTGAATAGTATCCTTATAACCGTCTAAGGTAATTGAACGGATATCAGAAACGTGCTCTATCTGTAAGTCTTTTGCTGTTTTATTATACTCATCTTCTGCTTTTATTAAAGCTACCCTGTGGTTGTTTTCGAGTATCTCAATATTCTCAGCGTGGTTTCTTTGTGCTTTTTCGTATTCCTCGAGTGAAAGTTTCCCCTGTTCGTATAGTTTTTTGTTGTCTTTCAGGGTCTTATCTATCCGCTTTCTGTCAACACGAAGACGCTCATCGGCATTTCTCTCAGCAACATCCTTATCTGCCTTAGCCAAAGCAAGGGAATTTGTATAAAACTCTTCGGCTGCCCGCATCCTTGTAAGATAAGAATTTACCTGCCCGTCGGCCATTTCTCTACTCTTTTTCAGCTCTAACTCGGTAAGTTCTTCGACTATCCTACCGCGTATCTCGGAATATGCCTGTTCGCGCGTGATGCTTTCGCGGGCTATTCTTTCAGTGTTGGCATTTTCATTTACTATCTTTAATCCGCTATCTTTGAGTATCTTATAATACTCATTCATCGCTTTTCCATACTCTACTAACTGCTCACGTGCTTCTTCTTCTGCTTTCTTTGCTCTTCTTTCCCTTTCTTCTAATATTGTGTCATCTATATAAATAAGATCTTTTAGGTGTTTACCCGCCTGCTTCCAGTTTAAATTAGTAACATCAAGAATAATCTTTCCATACAATACTATAGCATTGCTCATTTTTTGATACCATTTAACCTCATCCTGAGCGCGAAGACCTACCGCCTTTGATGCGTTCTTTGATGCCAATTCAATCTGTTTATTAGCCATAGCCATAGAAAGCATGGCTTCCAGATAAGCATCCTTATTCCTCTCTACTCCCGTAATCGCCTCGTTTAAATCTTCCTGAGAGCCAAAAGTGTCGCCTAACTCTTTATTGTATATCTTAAGAGCCTCGGAGGCAGTAAGTACGCCTTTCTCATACCCATCGAAAGCTGATTCTACTTTCGCGATATTCTCAACGGCCGTCATATATTCCTCGTTGCCCTCTTTCAACGACTTGATGAACTCGTTATTTGCCTGCTCGGCAGCACTTAGTTTGCCTATTAACTTAACAAGGTCATCGCCAAAAAGAACTAAAAGAGTGGTAGCAACGATAAGCACAGTATTCATAGAAAGCAAAGACTTACCCATTGTTTTCCATGCATAACCCCAGCCTTTTTGTTTACCAGTAACAATATCTATCTGCTTTGCCAACTGAGCAAAACCATCGTAAAGCATCGGTAAGTTATTCGACAAGGACATAAAGCCTATACGTGCACCCATAGCAAAGTTGGGAAGCTCCCGCATTACCTGTGTCATCTGGAACGTGGAATTATAGGCGTTATTCATCCCTGAGCCTACCTGCATCGTTGATGCATTAAGCCTAAACAGGTCTGTCCCTAACTTCGTGGCATTAGCTTTAGCTTCGAGGAATTTCTTAGACGTGGTATCACCAGCAGCGGCCATATCGAGCATCTCTTTTCTTGCCATATTATAAGCTTGTACAAGCTGAGAGTAAGCCCCAACTTCATTTTGTTTAGCTTGAACAGTTCCTCGTGTGCTTGCATTTAAGCTTTTAATCTGTGCATCAAGCTCCTGAACCCTGAGCTTTGATTCCTGATATTTAGCAGACGTGGTATCACCAGCAGCGGCCATATCGAGCATCTCTTTCTTTGCAATGTTATAAGAAGATACTAAATTTTGATATGAACCTACCGTTTCGTTCGTGGCTTTTATCTGCTCCCTCTCGGAGCGCGTGAGGGCATCTAAACTAACCTTGCGTTCTTTTATCTGTCTGTCTAAGTTTAGCTCCTTTTGAATCCTCTGGTCGGTAATGGCCGCAATCTTCTTTTCTAATTCCTCGATTTTCTTTAGGGCGTTAATAAGATCATCAGACGAGTTGCCCTTAAGAGACTTCACACCCATAGACGACATCTTAGAACCTACACTTTCAAGCATAGATTCAAGCTTTACGACTTGATCGAAAGCTTCTTTACTTACTATGTTGTCTATTATCCCTTGATTCATATTCTTCACGTGCTAAATTCTCAACCTGAATATACTCAGACAGCATCATATTCCTTTCTACCGTATAGCCCATCTTTCGTAAAGCTACTATTGAGCGTTCAAAATCTGCTCTCGTTGTGCTGTCCTCTGTCTTTTCCTTCTTTAACTCGTCAATCTCCTGCCTTAAACCCTTGAGGACAGATACGCATTTTGCAATAGAAGCCCTGCGGTCGTCTTTCTTCGAGATTACAAAGTTCTTTCTGAGTAACCCTCTTGCTATCTCGGATTCCTTGTATCTTAGAATCGTGTAGCAAGAGAATATTAACGTGTGCCTGTCAATTAACCTGTTCAACCTTTCGCGCTTATTCTTTGAGGCTAATACGTTTGGGTCGGTGGTTAATTCCGCGTATTGGTCGTATATGTGAGCGCAAGCCTGTATTAGTATCCGTTTCGGAGTTGGGATATTACGCTTCTTCAAAACCGAAAGACGCTTATCGCACACTAAGGACATGTACTCCCCAAGTGTGATCGTATAGACATCTTTCGTGTTAAGAAGAAATATGTTCATTCCAACGTTTTTTTAGTTCTGTGTGTATTAATTCTGATAATTCTTCTAAGGATTCTTTCGATAGTAGGAAAATCTCCTCATCATATCTTGCGACAAGCTCATCGCGCTTCCAGTCTTTAGCGTCTATCTCAACGGAACCCTTGTATGCTGTGGCAAAGATAGAATCCCAAAACTCACCTGTGTCAATCAACGCTATCCTATCACCTAAAAGGATAGTCCCCCTTTCCCTTTTTATTATTTTTGTGCTTTCTTTATACATCGGTAGTAACGTGCCATCGCCACGCTTTCCCTCTGATAGCTGTTGTTGGATTAACTCAGTAACCTTTTTTTCGTTATCATTGATAATCGCCTCAATCTCCGTCAGTAGGTTGAACGTCTTCAACTTGCTTAGGTACTCTCTTACGTTCATGTGTGGCCTCCCATACCTCGTTTCGCTGCTCCTCGGTTAAATGGCTAAAGTCCTTCCAGAACTTCGCCTTTGTTACTTTTTTAAGGTAAGCGAGGGAAAAAGACCCCCACTTACCTATTTTGATAGTTTCCATTAAGCCCCCGGAACAGTAACACGCAGCACGTTACTCTCATAACCACCAGTTGTCAATGAACCTATTGGAGCAGTAAGTTCAATTAGGTCAGCGGCAGCGGCAAGTTTTATGAGGTAAGAAGCACCTTTGGTAAATGTAGCGGCAATAGATGCTGTGCTTCCCGATACGGTAACACCAGAAGGAGTTACGACCGAACCATCGGATTCTTTGGTGACAACCCAGGCACCAACAGCGGCCAACTCGGTAGCATAAAGAGCAACGAAGTCCACAAAATTAGCTGGCATGATAGCCGTAATATCGGCCTTCGCAGTGGTAGCTGAACCTGAAAGAACAACATCATGTATACCGTGAATGTAATCACCCAATACGTAGTCAGAGCCGAAAGGAAAGACAAACAATTTGGCATCATTCATTATAGCATCTTCTTCGTCAAGTATGATACTAAGGTTTTGAACCATAACAGTAGCATCAACGGCAGGCATGGCCTGGTTTACGATAATCTGCCCGGGCATACCTTTGCATCCGGTAGAATACTTCCTTGCGAAAAACTTACCATTACCATCAATAAAAGCAAAAGAAAGTCCTTTGTTGTTATTGAATTTGAATAACTGTTGGAACAAATGCAGTCCATTGTTGTCGATTCTCATCTGGAAATTGTGCTTTCCAAACTGAACACCCATCAAATTACCATAACCTGCGGTGTCTTGTCCGGGCTCTGCGGTGTTATTAGTAAGCGCAACAACCCTGTCCATCAATGGATAAAGCCGCCCCGACTTATCGGCAACGGTAGCGCGCTGTAAGGCAGCGATAAAAGCAGCATCTGACTCTATGTCATCTGCATCAAAGGAAAGTGAGCGGGGCATGATAAGAATGGATTTTATCCTTTCAATATCTATGCCGCAATTCTCCCATCCTGTATTGCCCACTTTCTGGGCACATAAATCTGAATTACTAATCATAGCATTTTTTGTATAAACGTAGTTTTAAATTATTAATTTCAACAGCATCGACATAATCGGAAAACTTATTAGCTTCGCCACCATAAAGACCTAATCGACCATAAAAATAATGGTCTTTGCGTGTACCCTTATCGATAAGCGAGAATTGCCGACTGACCTTACACCCTCTTATGAACATATCATAGAGGATATTAAGAACAGGTCGGAACGTGTACTCATCTCTCTGAGTAGTTTTCCACGAAGACTTAGAGAGGGTGGCTATAACTATTTCACCAATCTCTACAATATCATCTTTTTGGTCTATACGCATAGAGTTGACATAAAGAAAAGGGTAACGCTTCTGTGCATCACTATTAGAAACAGAACAGAGCTCGTCTATCCATTCCTGCGGTGTTGAGAATTTATACTTTAGCGTGAAAGTGTTCTGCTCGAAAGGTAGCGATAAGAGTTTCCCATCGGCTTCTAAGAGCTTATACTCATCCGAAGCAATGCAAAACATCTCTTTGTACTTCTTCTCTGTATATTGAACAGCTTCTTTTACCCTGTCTTGTATCATAGTAAGCTTATTGGGCGAAATGGCGAATCCTTATAAGGGAAAAACAAATAATCAGGAAGCAATAGATCGGTTTCTAAGTCGCTACGGTGATCATAAAGATAATCCAATACACCATCGTAACGCTCTAAGTAAAGAACCATATCATTCCATACTTCTGTCAATCTCCTCCGATTGTCGATACCTTGATTCTCGACTTTATTATACGCAACCCCTACCCCCGTGTTGGGAGTAGTGAGCTGCGGATAATATTTAAAAAAGACATAGTTCGCTATCGGCGATATCTTTAAATCTTCATCCACGAGCTTAGCTTTGAGGTCATCCCATTTACCATCCTCATCTGAAACGAAATCAGGATAAAGGTCGCCCAAAAGCAAGCGCATAAACTCAGCTTGATAGATACTTATTGCCCTTGTTAGAGCTGCTAAATTTGAAGTATCTGTAACACCACCTATCTCTGTCGTGAGGTTGGGAATGTCTATCGGGCTAACGAAATATGTCGAATCAATCATTTCTTGAATTGGAATTTTACTTCTACATCACATTCACCATCTGCAACTGTAGCCTTAACGTTATAGTAGTTATAAAATTGCTTGGCGGCTTCCTGTGAAAAAACAAAACTCGTGTCGGCAGTTCCTTTCCATGTCACGGTATCGATATTAGAGTAGCTCTGATGATCGAAGTCTTTGGCTTGTAAAAGGAATGTAACACTCGGACTCGAAACACTGTCAGCAATAACTGCGATATTGTAATACAACATCTCGGCCTTGTTGACATATATCTCAAAGTTCTCTACATCGGCACTATCCAAAGAGGCACTCAAAGATGCTCCATAGGAATTTCCCAAACTCTTCTGCGCACTCATAGCTAAGCTAACGGCGCAAATTACTAAGAATACGATTAACTTTTTCATGATTATTTCCCTCCTGCTAATACGGATTCACTAATAGCTTTCAAGTCAGTATCAATAGAAGCAACCTTAACGAATGCTTTCTTGTCAACGTCATTGACCCTCAGGTTTTCTCGCAGATAAGCGATAATGGTAGTAAGACCAGTCTTTTTGTCGTCTTCAATCTGGGCTATCTCGATAATCAGGTCATCCCAAATGTAGAGAGTGGCACGGTTGAAGTCACCAACCAAAAGAGTGTCCGAAGGAACGAGAGCGTTCTCAACGGCTTGCATATTTCCGATCGTAGGATTGGCACCCAGAGCCCAAGATTCAAACAGATACCTGTTATTAGCATCTTTTCTGGAGCGGATATACTTCTGTACATCGGCGGGGTTGGCAACCCAGTAATTAGGCAGCGCTCCACCCAACATATCAACGGCAATCTGAACTCCCGCCTGATTGATGAGGTCTACCAACTGAGCATCCTTTACGCTTACTCCTGTGGTAACAAAATCAGTAGCGTAAGTATTGATACCTGCAATCTCATTACCTGTGCCAAGACCTGAAAGCAGCTGTGAGTTTTCTTTGATCTTCATATTCTTATTGATAAGGGAGGTAATCTCTCCTCTTACAAAAGCAATGTCTTTCAAAGAATCAACGGAAATTTTGCACCAGTCCATAATCCTACGGCTGTTCAGGGTCTTTTCTACCCAGGTCAGGTTGGATGCGGTGGGTGCTTTTCTTACCTCGGCAACATTACCAGCGTTGTTCGTTACAGCCAATTGTTCGTACCATTTGACATCACCGTGAGTTCCACCCGATAAGAAGACTTTAGGAAACAAATCCCGCATATAGGGCATACCCCTTTGAATCTGACCAACATTCTGATCACGGAAAGCGTTAGTATCACTACCCACATTAGAGGATTGTACAGTCTTCAACGAAGTGTTTATTCTTATCTTTCCCTCACCCTCGGCTTTAACCATAGCCTCAAACTCGCTGGATTTATCTTTCAGCAAGTCATCGAAAGATTTACTCTTTCCTGCGCTCTGGTTTTTCATCGAGCTGAGTACCTCACCCTGTTTCTTCACAGCCTCTGAAAGGTCTTTAATGCCTTTCTCTACTGCGTCGCCAAATTTGCCCTCAATCTCGCTGCGGAATTGCTCGAACGCAGTATCAAGGGACTTTTCATCAATGAAGTTCGGAAGGCTCTTTTTAAAGCTCTCCAACTGTTCACTAATTACGTTTTTTAATTCGTCTTTGTCCATAGTTGTTTTAATTGATTACTAAAAATTGTTTTAAATTCGCTTTTGTCGATAGTGCTTTTGCGGCTATCTTCCTGAGTGGTTTTACCCGGCTCGATTATTCCTGTAAGATCGTTGCTTCCCCAAAGTACGGCTGAAAGCTCATAGAGTTTAAACTCTGAAACATAAAAGAAAAACCCATATTTGTCGGCAACATCTTTGTTTATTATTTCATCATAGTGCGCTTGCCATATCTTATACGCTGGCGCATTTGTCGGGTCATCGGCAGCAACATCAATCTTGACGTATTGCAGTCCTATTGAGTGCTGCTTGACGAATCCTTTCTTATAAAGGTCGTAAGTCTTAGCATCCAGTTCGCGGTCTGGCTCTCCTACAATAGTCAGCACGTCAGCCATACCCTCTGCGTCATACCCCAAAGACGATAGGGGAAATTGCTTGTAATACGCATCTTTGATACTTCCGATTATGTTGTCCGTTGTCCTTGCGTGGTTCTTTAGGAAATAGATCGTTCCACGTTTCAAGTTTTCATTGATAGACTTCGTTGCAGCACCTGGGGCAAGGGCATCCATCTGATCGTCAATATACATGCACGTATTGGCGGCTATCTCATACGCACCATCTTCGCCTGCGGCTTTGTCTGTTTCCTCACTCTTGACTAAAAGAGGCGTTCCTATAACACATTCGGCCGTCTTGATTGTGGCCTTTTTCAAAGACACGAGAGCCTTTGAATTTTTCTTGAGGTAGTCGAATCTATCCTCTCTGTTTAGTTCGAGTATGTTCATTTTCTTACAATTTTACCCTTTTGTGCTTCCTTTATTTTTATTGCCTCGGCTAATTTCTCTTTATCTACTGGCATACTAATTCAAATAATCGGTTAATAATTCTTTCGCCTCGTCAATCGTGATGAGTTGAGCCGTAACAGCTTCGTTGAGTGCTTTGACCATCGCCCCTAAGGCATCGGCTTTATCTTTCTCGGACTTCTGCATACATTCCAACATCGAATAATCAAAGTAAAACTTATACCCTTTCGTTGAAGTGTTGAAAAGTCCGTCTAACATCTCGCCTATAACTTGCGATTCAGGTATGATCGTATCTTCGTATAGCTCTTTCTTTGCCTCTCCGTAGGTTGAATACTTCGCCGTATCGGGCATAGCAAGTAAAGGAACAGGAACACCAAAGGCAGAGGCAATCGCGCGGTGGTCGGCATTCTCGCCGTCGAACAATCCTAATTGCTGAACGCTGCGGCTTATGTTTGTCGCATCCATCGGAACGCGGGCTATCATCGTGTGCCATTGCTCAGATAGTGTTCCATAGCGCGCGTATTCGTCTTGTAGCTGCTTCTTCTCCTCAGGGGTCATAACGGACATGATCGCTGCGGTATCGCCGTTCTTCGGGCTTATTATCACGTCAGCACCCCTGCGAGTTATGATCGTATTCCTCGATTCCAAAGAGGCAACAATATTCTTAATCGGATATTCTAAAGCATCTAATCGGGATTTTGGCTGATAAGCATAAGTCATGCTCACCGTCGAATCCCTGACCTCTGTGATTAGGTTTACATCCTCATCCTTGAGAACAAAAGACATCCCGTACAGGTTCAATGTATAACTGTCCACAATACCGCTTTGGTTATCTAAGATATTAACAGAGGTCTTGTAAGAGGGTGTAATACACGTGTTCGGTATGACCACAAACCCGCTGGCCTCTTTGAATCCTACGGGTTTAATCTTGTAAATGTACGCCACCCCATACACGCAGATCATCGTTTCTACCATTCCCAAAAATTGAGTCATGGTCTGGAATTGGTTTGGCCTTGCGAGTATCTTCATGTCCTTGTTAAAGGCCGAAGACGTGATAACCTGATCTTTTTCATCAACGGGGAGTATCACGCCACGTGTCAAAGCATTTGCTCGCTTCTGTATCACGCCCTGAAGTGGCGGACAATAGCGGTAAGCGTTCGTCTGATACGCCACACCGTCACCAGTTATGTAGCGAGCTGTATTTGAATAGAGCGCATATACAGGGCTTCTATATGTATGCTGGTCTACTATCCTGCTTTTTTTAAATAGGTTGAATATGTTCATCTTAGTGATTGTTCGTATTGTAAGCTCATCCCCGCCGCATCCCAAAAGTGATCGAAGCCGTTCTTCAGTGGCTCGTTCAGTTCAATCCCGTTCACTTTCTGATAGAAGTAGTTCTCCTGCTCTTTTCTTATGTGCTCACGGTTGACTAAGTGAATAGAGTAACGCTTTATAAGGTCGATTCTCCATGTAACGCAGCCAGCGAATTTCTTGCAGTCCAAGAAGACAACATTAAGCCCATCCCTCGAAGCCCAGCCATTTAGGTCAACTTTGTTCTGAGGTTTCGCGGAATCACAAATCACAACCCACTGCCCGGGTCGTTCGTTCTTCTTAATCTCGTAGTGCCTCTTAAAGATTACGTAAAAATCAGCAAGGCTCGTTAAGTCCTTAACGTATATCGGGCAGTCGAAATAAAGATTCCGACCTTTGTTGCAGCATTCAGAAAACGCATAAGTACCTACCGTGTTGGCGTAGTCAAGTCCGTACCAGTATTTATCAACGTCTTTTGGAAGCTCCGGAATATAAGTAACATCCGGGAATACAAGCCCCTCCATTGCGCAGCGTACACCCTGACCATACACAAGCCACCGGAAGCGGTTTACTGTCCCGGATTGGATGTTCTTCAGGTTCGGTCGGCGTTCCGGCTCTGGTTTTTCTAAGTCTTCAAATTCCCAGGGGCACCAGCTCTCAATATCGTTTACAATCGTCTGCTCTAAGTGCTTGTTATTTTTGTACGTTGTTAATGTAAAGAACGTGTTCGGCCTGCCCTCAAGATCAAAGCACCAATGGGCTGTATATTTCGGATTCCAATCAAAGACGGCCATTTGACGGCAGCGCATTAATACATTCTGCACAGGCTCCTCATCCATCTCAAGACTTTCGTTAAAGAAACAAATGTCTGAGGGCTGCGCCTCTATACCAGAATCAAGGCCGCGAAAATA